GGGGAGGAGGCTCGCGCCGGGCCTGGCGGGCGCTTTCAGGGGCGCGGCAAGGGCCGGTGCGCTCGCCCTCGGCGCTATGGGCGCCATCGGTGCCGTGGTGGGCTTTGCGGACGTTGCGCGCGAGGCGCTGGCCGCGTCGGACGCGACCGACAAGTTCAAGAACACGCTGTCCTTCGCTGGTGTCGCGTCGGACGAGATCGAGAAGCTGACCGCTAGTACAAAGAAGTACGCGGACGACACGGTCTACGAGCTTTCCGACATCCAGAACATCACGGCCCAGCTCGCCGCCAACGGCGTGGAAGGATACGACCAGCTGGCCGAGGCGGCGGGCAACCTGAACGCGGTCGCGGGTGGCAACGCGGACACCTTCAAGTCTGTGGGCATGGTCCTTACCCAGACGGCTGGTCAGGGAAAACTGACCACTGAGAACTGGAACCAGTTGGCCGACGCGATTCCGGGCGCGTCTGGCAAGCTCCAGGAGGCCCTGCTCAAAAACGGCGCGTACACGGGGAATTTCCGTGACGCTATGGCGAAGGGCGAGATCACCGCCCAGGAATTCAACCAGGCGATTCTGGACCTGGGCTTCACCGACGTGGCTCGGGAGGCTGCAACTTCTACCAGCACGATTGAGGGCGCATGGGGCAACCTCCAGGCGGCTCTCGTCACGGGCGGTATGGAGATCGTGGACCGCATCAAGCCCGCCCTGACGGACTTCATGGGCGTGGTCGCTGAGGGCGCGTCCGCCGCTTTCGGCTGGATTAACGGGTCCCTGTTCCCGGCGCTGGAGTCGATTTGGACGCTGGTAACCACTGGCTCCTACGACGGGAACCTGTTCGGCCTCGCGTCAGACTCGGGCGTTATCACGGCGCTGACCACGATTAAGGATACCGGCCTGGACCTGTACAACTGGGTGACCGGGACGCTTGTCCCTGGCGTGCAGTCGTTCTTTGACCTCGCGGTCAACGGCAACTTTGACGGGAACTTCTTCGGGGTCGAGGAGGACTCGGGCCTTATCGACTTTATCCTATCGGTCAGGGATAATGTCATGGACATTTGGGGCTTTCTGTCTACGACGGTGATCCCCGGCGTGGCGAACTTCTTGGGCGGCGTTGTGTCTTCCCCGTTCTGGGGTGTGCTGGGTAGCTTCTTCGGCGCGCTCGTGCAGAACAAGGTCATCCTGGAGGCCGTCGTGGGTGGCTTTATCGCCTGGAAGACGGTCACCGGCACCATGAGCCTTGTCGCGCTGACCACCCAGGTGTGGGGTCAGGTGTCAGCGTGGACGGCGGCGAAGGTCGCCAAGGCCGGAGACCTGGCCGAGACCGTCGCCCTGAAGGCTATGTACGCGGGCGACTTCCTGCGTAGTATCGTCCAGCAGGGCGTGCAGGTGGGCCGCACGACGGCGGCGTGGGTTGCCCAGAAGGGCGCTATGGTGGCTGGCAAGGTGGCTACGGGCGCGTACACCGCCGCCCAGTGGCTCCTGAACGCCGCTATGGATGCCAACCCGATTGGTCTGATTGTCGTCGCTATCGGCGCGCTGGTCGCGGCCTTCGTCGTCGCCTACAACAAGAGCGAGACGTTCAGGAACTTCATTGACGGCATGTGGGCGGGCATCAAGAGCGCCGTCGGCTCCGTGATCGACTGGTTCAAGACTTACCTCCTGCCAGTATTTGAGTCGGTGTGGGAGGGTATCAAGGTCGCCGTGTGGGTGGTCGTGACGGCTATCGCCCTGTACATCGAGGCGTGGAAGGCCGTCCTCCAGGGTATCGCTGACTTCATCGTGACCTACGTCTGGCCCTACATCCAGACCGCCTGGGAAGGCATCAAGACCGGCGTTGCGACGCTGTGGGAGTACATGCAGGCGGCATGGGCTGGCATCCAGACGGCGGTGCAGACGGTCGCGGACTTCTTCACGGCCTACGTCCTCCCGGTGATCGTCGCCGTGTGGGATGGCATCAAGGCCGGGGCGGGCCTCCTGTGGGACGGCATCCAGGCCTACTGGAATTACATCCAGACGTGCGTGCAGGTCGCCGCCGATCTGTTCCAGTCCTACGTCCTGCCCGTGATTACCGCCGTGTGGGACGGCATCAAGGCGGGCGCGGAGCTTCTGTGGAACGGTATCCAGACCGTGTGGACGGGCATCCAGACGACGGTGCAGACGGTCGCCGGATGGTTCCAGTCCTACGTCCTGCCCGTGATCTCGACCGTGTGGGAGAGCATCAAGGCCGGGGCGCAGGCTCTCTGGACGGCCATCACGTCGATCTGGGACGGCATCAAGACCTCGATCAACAACGTTGCCACCTGGATGAGCGGCACCCTCCAGTCGATCATCTCGACGGTGACGGGTGGCATCCAGTCGGCCTTCCAGTCGATGAAGGACAGCGTTGCGAACATCTGGTCCTCGGTTAAGTCCGTGGTCGCCAAGCCCATCAACTTCATCATCAACACGGTCTACACCTCGGGCATCAAGAAGACGGCGGACAGCATGGCTGAGAAACTCGGCCTGTCTTTCCGTCTCCCAGCGGTCTCGCCCATTGCTGAGTACGCCTCGGGTGGTGTCCTCCCCGGATACACGCCGGGCCGGGACATCTACCACTTCTTCTCCCCGGATGGCGGCGGCGCGCTCGCCCTGTCCGGCGGCGAGGCCATCATGCGCCCCGAGTGGGTGCGCGCGGTGGGTGGTCCCGAGGCCGTGGCGCGCATGAACGCCGCCGCCCGCGCTCACTCCTCCTACATCCCCGGTGGGGACACTGGGGTCAAGTTCGCGGCCTACGCCAACGGCGGTATCTGGGATGCCGTTCGTGGTGGCTGGGACTGGATCAAGGACGCGGCGGACACGATGGGGAAGATTATCGCTGACCCCATCGGCGCGGTGGCGAACTTCATCAAGGCCCCGGTCAACGCCATGATGGCCAACCTCCCCGGCACGGGCATGATCTCGGACTCCATGCGCGCCGTCCCCGGCATCTGGATTGACGGCTTCGCCAACTGGCTGAAGGGCAAGACCGAGACAATGGGCGCGGTGGGCATCGTCAACGCCGCCAGGAAGGCTATCGGCGTGCCCTACGTGTGGGGCGGCTCGTCCATCCCGCCGGGCCTCGACTGCTCCGGCCTCGTCTACTGGGCCGCCCACCAGATGGGTAGCTCGATTCCCCGCTTGACAGCGGCGGGCTACCAGTCCGGCTCCAGCGCGGGCAACGCCAGCGTCCCCGGCACGCTCCTATACTGGGGCAATCCCGCCTGGCACGTCGCTATCTCGTCTGGTAACGGCATGATGGTGGAGGCTCCTAAGCCGGGCGCTTTCGTGCGCGAGACGGGCATCTGGGGGTCCCCCACGGCGGGCACGTACAAGTTCGACAATGGGGGCTATCTCCAGCCTGGCCTGACCACGGTCCTGAATAAAACGGGCAAGCCGGAGCCGGTCTTTACGTCCGGTCAGTGGGACGCGCTCCAGAACCGCGCGGCTCAGGCTGGTGGGCCGGATACGCTGGTGGTCGTGGACGAGGACGGCCAGCTTATGGCGCGGATGCGCGTCGCGGCCAGGGGCGCGGTGAATGATGCGTTGGCTCCGGCTTCTCGCACGCGCGCCCGTGATCTCCTTGGCGCAGGCTTCTAACAGGAAGGGACGGTCAGCGTATGGCTACCGTATGGTCCGCTTCTAGCGGCTACATGTTCATTGGCATTGCCCTGGACTGGTCCGGCGACCCGGCCAGCGGGTCGGTTACGGTCACGGCGACCGTGACCGCCTGCTCGGACGGCTACGGCCACAACTGGACGAACAGGTGGCGCTGGTGGGGCTACTCGGGCGAAGGCTCCGAGGCCTTCAGCTTCTCCTCCGGCTACGGCCAGACGGTCTACAAGCAGCTGTCGCAGTGGAGCTTCAACGTGCCCCTGAAGTACGGCCAGGAGACCACGATTGGCATCGGTGCGAGCCTCGGGCCGATCTGGAACGGCGGCAACCCGGCGGTCGAAAACTACCTGACGCTGCCTGCACGCCCGGTCAATGTTCCGAACGCTCCGACGGTCGCCCACGCCACCCGCGTGAACGACTCTCAGATCACGGTGGACTGGATCGCGCCGCCCCAGGGCGAGTCCAACCCCATCGACAACTACGTGGTGGAACGTCGCGTTGACGAGTCCGCGGACTGGGAAGTTGTCGCTCCGGTCAAAAATGCGGTCTCCCTGGCGACCTTCAATGTGACCGCCGGTCATAAGTACACGTACCGCGTGAAGTCGGAGAACAGCGCGGGCGGCTCGGCCTACGCGGAGGCGGAGCCGGTCTACACTACGCCGCCCGCGCCGGTCAACGTCCGGGCGGAGAAGAACGCAGACGGCGACATTCTGATCACGTGGGAGAACAAGGCTCCCTATACTCCGACCAGGTGGGATGTTTACGACGGTAACACGCTGATTGCGAAGGCCTCGATCAAGACCCACGAGGCCTTCCTGCTGCACCGCAACCCGCGCCTCGACGTGACCCACCAGTACCGCGTCGTCTGCGTGGGCGGCACCGTGGAGTCTGCGAAGTCGGCCCCGTCCAATGTTGTGCAGCTCCTGGCTCGCCCGAACGCTCCAGAGCCGACGTCGGACGGCGTGTACTTCCCGTCAGACGATCCGGTGATTCTGACCTGGCGGCATAATCCGACGGACTCCAGCCCGCAGACGCGCTATAGCCTTCAGTATCAGAAGAAGGCGACGGGCGCGCCGGGTCCGACGTTCGACCGCCGCGCCACCGAGCAGCAGGCGACGGTGGGAGTCCTCCAGGTCGGCGCGTATGAATACTGGGTGAAGACATGGGGTCTGCACGCGGATGCGTCCCCCGTCTCCCGCCGGGCGACGTTCTACGTCGAGCCGCGTCCCGTCGTGTCGATTCAGTCCCCCTCCCAGACGGTCAAAACGTCGTTCGTGGAGGTCGCCTGGGCGTACTCGCCTAACGGCGGTGTGGCGCAGTCGAGCGCCCGCGTTGAGCTGTACCTGGGTGGCAACAACCTGGTGGAGACGCAGGAGGTGCGCGGTCCGCTGACTCGCGTCCGCCTGAACGCGTACCTGGAGAATGGTCGCACTTACCGCGTGGTTGTGGTTGCGACGAACGCGCACGGCGTGCAGTCCCGCATCGTTAACCAGACATTTGCCGTGGCATATGAGAAGCCTCCGGCTCCTCGCGTGTATCCGGAGTGGGACGACCTGGCGGGGTGTGTGCGCGTGCGGGTGGTGAACCCGGCTCCGGCGGCTGGCAAGCCCGCAGCGGTGCGCAACAGGGTGGAGCGCTCCGACGACGGCGGGCGCACGTGGACGACGATCACCGAGGACCTGCCCGTGTCGGGCCAGCTCCTCGATTATCAGTCGGTCAGTCACGGGGCGGCGGCGTACCGCGTGACCGCCACGTCAGACCTTCCCTCGTCGGCGGTCACCACGGAGGAGATGGTCCTGGAGTCGTGGGCCATGTGGATTGGTGGCGGTCAGAATTTCGGCTTCACCGTTCCGCTGCGGTGGGACCCGCTGCACTCGTGCAAAACCGGGCTGGCGAACCGCAAGCTGTACCGTTTCGCGGGTCGTGAGCGGGCCGTGGAGATGGCCGGACGGCACCGCCAGAAGACCCTGAGCCTGTCCGCGACCCTGTTCGATGAGGACTTCTGGATGATCAAGCGCCTGGAGGAGCTGTCCTACATGGCCGGGTCGTTCCTGTACCGTGACCCGATGGGCCGCCGCGTTTACTGCTCGGTCAGAGACTTCACCGCTGACCGGGCGCTGTCGGGCAAGTGGAGTGTTAAGCTGGAGGTCGAGGAGGTGGACCATGAGTAACCGGCTTGACCACGTGGAAAACGCGCTCGCGGAGCTGATCCGTGAGAAGTACCCGGAGGGCGCGCTGGTTGGCGCGTGGACCGTCTCCTGCGAGGTCCTCACTACGGAGGCGGACGAGGACTCTCGCGCGCTCTGGTTCCTGGAAGGCCGGGGGTCCCTGATCACCCGTCGCGGCTTGATCGAGCTGTCTCGTGACGTGCTCGCCCGGACGGTGAAGGAGACCGACGAGTGAGCGCCCTCGACACGCACCGGCAAGCGGATTACACGGTCACTCTCCTGGACGCGAAAGACCGTGTAATCCGCCGTCTGGACGGCGTGACCGGCGGGTCCATCACGCTGAGCAACTCCACCCGTTTGCGCGCGTCCGGGAGCCTGCACCTCACGGAGGCGTGCGGGCCTATCGACTGGATGACGCAGCGCGTCCGCGTCGATTACGCCACGTCCGGCTCCTCGTGGGGCCTTGGCGTGTTCCTCCTGTCGGCTCCCACCCGCTCCTACGGCGAGGCCGGGTCCACGTGGGACGTGGACCTGTCGTCCCCGCTGGCCCTCCCGGACGCTGATTGCGTGGACCGCACCTACGTGGTGAAGGCTGGCTCTAATCTTGTTGACGTGGCGGCGGGGCTGCTGCGCGACACCGGCCTGGAGCGCCTATCCATCACTCCCTCGACGGCCACCGCGTCGTCCGACATCGTGTACGATCCGGGCAAGTCCAAGCTCACCATTGCTAACGAGCTGCTGAGCGCGGCGGGCTATTGGTCGGCGCACCCGGACGGTGAGGGCCAGGTCCACCTGGACCCTTACGTGCGTCCGGCGGCGCGCGGCGTGGCCTACGACTTCCGGGAGGGCGCGAGGGCTATCCACCTCCCCGAGTGGGAGCGTGAGCTGGACGCGGCCTCCGTGCCCAACAAGGTGGTGCTCGTGTCCGAGGGTAGTCAGGATAAGGCGGCGCTGGTGGGCGTGGCGACCAACGAAGACCCCGCGTCCGCCTACTCATTCCAGGCGCGAGGCCGGTGGATCGTGGAGACCCAGACAGGCGTGGAGGCGGCCAACCAGGAGTCTATCGACTCGCAGGCGCGCCGCCGCCTGATCGACGTGTCCACCCCGTCCGCGTCGATCACGATCCAGCACATGCCGGTGCCCCTCCAGCCCAACCAGGTGGCGGGCTTCTCCAGCCAGGGGCACACGGCGCAGGGCGTGGTGAAAGAGATCGAATACTCGTTGGACCCCACCGCGCTCGTTAAGACCAAACTCCTGGAGGTGACCGACCTGTGACCACCCTCGACTATCTCATGAACGTGGTAGCGGGCTTGCGCTCGCGCCTCGATCTCGCGCCCGTCTTCCGGTGGGCCGTCGTGGTCGGCACTGACCCGCTGCGCGTGCAGCTCGACGGCGACGCGACCCCGCTCGCAGCCGACCCGATCAACTTCGCGGGCGACCTGAAGACAGGCCGCCGCGTCTGGACAGTCAGCGTCAACCGCCGTCTCTACCTGCTGGGCACGGTGCGGGAGACGCAGACGGGCGACGGCGGGTCATCCGCCCCGGTGGGGACGGTCGTCGCCTACGCTGGCGTGAAGGCTCCCGCCGGGTGGCTCCTGTGTGACGGGTCCACCTTCAAGAAGGCGCAGTATCCGGCGCTCGCGGCGGTCCTCGGCGCGACGGGGACAGGCGCGGATTTCACCGTGCCTGACCTGCGAGGCCGTTTCCTCATGGGCACGTCGGCCACCCACCCGAAGGGGCAGACGGGCGGCGAGGAGACTCACACCCTGACCACGGCGGAGATGCCCTACCACTCTCATAAGGTGATCGGTCAGGGCTACAGCGGCGCGTGGTTCAACGGTGTGGGCATCTGGCAGTCGGATGCTGGCTCGGGTGGTAAGTGGACTATCCCCGCCGCCGCCGCGAGCGGTCAGCTTGGCTACCTGGAGGCGGCGGCTACGGGTGGCAACAAGCCGCACAACAACCTCCCGCCGTTCTATGCGGTGGGTTACATTATCAAGGCATGATGAGAGAGGTACATATCATGACCGCACCGAGCACGGCGCTGATCGCCGCGACGCGAGATCAGACGCTGAAGGACAGGGCTGTGGCACTCGCTGCCACCCTGGGGATGACCGAGAACGAGGTGGAGGCGGCGTGGCGTAGCCTGATCGTCACGAACGCGGACAGCACCGGCAAGATGACCATTGCCGACGTTTACGCCTACGCGCTGGAGGTGCGTCGTCAGGAGCTGGCGAAGCTGCCTCCCGAGGTGGGCGCGAACCTCGCGGCGGTCACCGACGAACACCTGCTGTTTGCCCTCCGGCAAGCACTGAAGGACAAGAAGGAGAACTGACAACATGCCAGATATTGACGCTTTCGCGTATGACATGCAGTGGTGGTGCCAGTACGGGGACCTGGGCTATGACCAGTGGAACCGCTGGGACCTGCGCGTGGGTGGCGAGACCGACTGTTCGGCGCTCGTGATCGGCGTGCTGAAGGCACGCGGATTTGACACCGGCAACGCCACCTACACGGGCAACATGGCCCGCGAGCTGACGGCCAGGGGCTGGGACCTGCTCGACCCCGATACCGATCTGGAGCGTGGCGACATTCTGCTGAACCACGCCAACCACGTGGCGGTCTACCTGGGCGGCGGTCTGCTTGCTCAGGCCTCGATTGACGAGCGCGGGGAGATCGCGGGCGGACAGGCGGGCGACCAGGCCAACGAGACCAACGTCAAGGCCTACTACGATTACCCGTGGGACTGCGTGCTCCGCTACACGGGGTCCGACACGGGCGGCCAGTCCACCTACGGCCACGGATCCGGCTACAATCCGAACGCCTACGGCGAGGACTACGTGCGCGAAGTCCAGACGCAGCTCCTCGCGCGAGGCTACGACCTCGGGGAGGACGGCGCGGACGGCATCCTGGGCGAGCAGACCTACAACGCGATTAAGGCCTTCCAGGAGGCTAACGGCGGCTTGGAGATCGACGGGATTCCCGGGCCCCAGACGCTGGCGGGGCCGCGCGGGGCGGTCGGTGCCAACACGTCCGACCCTGCTTTCATTGCTATGGCCCAGCGCGTGCTCAGCCGTGGGCACGCGACCACCTGGCTCAATCACTGGTCCCTGCTACCCGCCGACTTCCGCGCGCTCGCGCGCATGGACACTGTCGGCTTCGATGGGACCCTCCTGCAAATGCGTTTGCGCGGTGCCGGGCACGAGGTCGAACGCACCTCC